GAAATGCTGCTGAACGATTCCAGCAACCGGGGGACGACAAACAGCTACGCCTACATCCAGTTTGCCGACCATCTGTTCGGCGCGACCATCACGTAATCGGGATCAAGGAGACCACTCATGGCAACCCCGCATGTATCAGCAAATTTCGGAGACCTTCTCGATCCGCGGTTCCAGAAGATTTTTTCCGAGGAGAAGCCGCAAATCCCATCAATGGTCGGGACCATCTACACGACGGTCCCGACGAATGGGCGCAACAACATGACGTGGAGCGAGATCGGAACTCTCCCCGACATCGAGGAGTTTACCGGCACCGTTCCCTACTCGTCCTCAAGTCAGGGCTACGACGTGACCATGACCCCGGTGGAATTTGCCGGGGGCTTCCAGGTCCAGCGCAAGCTCTTTGACGACGAGCAGTACAACATCATGGACCAGAAGCCGAAGTCCCTGCGGACGGCGACCGACAGAACCCGGGAGCAACACGCCTTCCGGCTGTTCAACAACGCCTTCTCGGTGGACTCCTACTTCTACAGTCACTCGGAGAACGTGGCGCTGTGCTCGAACTCGCACACCACGAATTCCGGGGCATCGACTGCTTCGGGTTTCGACAACCTGACCACGGCTTCACTGACGGCGGTAGCCGTTGCCGCAGCCCGGATTCAGATGCGTGGATTCCGCGGCGACCAAGCGGAGAAGCTGGACGTGGTGCCGGACGAACTCTGGTATCCGACTGATCTCTACGAAGTCGCCTACGAGATCATGCAAGCATCCGGGAAGGTGGATGTCGCGACCAACAACCCGAACGTCCACAAGGGCAAGTACACCGGATACGAGTGCCAGTACATGAACGACACGAACAACTGGTTCATGTGCGACGGCAGGCTTCGGAAGATGTACGTGTTCTGGTCGGATCGCCTCTCTCCGGAGTTCGCGATGATCGAGGACTTCGACACCCTGATCGCCAAGTGGCGGGTCTATGGCCGGTGGGCCAACACCTACACCAATTGGCGTTGGGTCATTGGTTCGCAGGTGTCCTGATGCCGAACCCAAGATGGAATTCAATGCACGGCCCGAACGATACCAGCGGCGGCGGGCACAAGGAGGGCGCTAAAGGATCGGCGCCTTCCGGCTCGGTGTCGGAGAAAACGGTGAACTGGCCAGGGGTTCCGGGTCAGACGCAATCGAAGGATCGTTCCGCCGGCCAGCCGAAGAAGGGCTGGAAGGGTGAGTTCTACGTCAAGAAGGTGGGCGTCTAGTCCAACCATTCGTCCCGGCTCGGGGCTGCGCGAGCGGACGGGTACATGGCAATCGTGGCGAAGGAGTGAAGCATGGGATTTTTGACTCGTTACGGGACATTGTGGGGCGACGTTCCCCAAACCACCGGAGACGTATTCTGGGTTTCTCCTGCTGACAGTTACACCGTCGGCGGAAAATCCTACCCCGCGAGCGATGGCAATGACGGCCTATCGCCGGAGCGCGCGCTGCGCTCAGTGAACAGGGCAATCGTGCTTGCCACCGCTGACGTTGGCGATGTCATCATGATGTTGCCTGGCTCGCACAGCGATTCCGTGACGGTCACATTGAACAAGGCCGGGCTCACCTTCGTTGGCGCGCATCCGCTCACGCGCATCTCGCCGAACGTGCGCCAGAACGCTATTGCCACCAAGGTCAACTGGACTTCGACCTTGGCCGGCACCGCAGTCACGAACACCGCTGCCGACTGCACCTTCGTCGGCATCAACATGATCCCGGTGACGGCGCGTACGTTCATGACTTGCATCGCCACGCCACGCAACACCTTTATCGACTGCGCGATTACCTTGAGCGCCGCGGCGAGCACTTCGACCAAAGGAGTTGTCTTTTCCGGCGCGGCCGGGGCGTACTGCAGCTTCATCAACTGCGTATTCATGAACACTATCGGCGCTCAGGGTCCGGCGGTTGACTGCACGGCCTGCGTCGATTTCCTCATGGACAAATGCACCATCGTCGTGACCACTGGCTCTTGGGCGATTGCGGTGCAGGGCGGAGCGGCGCTGACTGGCATCTTCCGCGACAACACCTGGCAATGCACCGGAACCGCGATGACCAAGGGCTTCTCAGGCACCGGAGTCGCCGCAGCCAAGGCGCTGCTTTTCGAGCGCAATATCTTCGGTGTTTCACCTGGCGCAGCCGGCATCACGGACATGGCTACCACGACGTTCTGCGAGCTCGGCACCAACTACATCTCCACGGTCGGCGGCGGCACCGGCGGCACCCTGAACACCACCATCTCGTAAGGAGTAAGGATGGAACAGACCACGCAATTCGATACCAAGCCGCTGCTTCGCCCTGACCAGGTTACGAGAGCGAAGGACGAGATCAAGAGTCTTGAGGCGAAGCTCTCGAACAAACACATCGAGGACAAGGCTGAAGTCCAGCGCCAGTTGAGGCGGGCAAAGCAGACCTTCGAGACGCAGGTTCCCCGTCCTCCCGAACCCGGCGAGGAAGGGAAGATGGTTTCCCGGGCGAAGGAACTGCTTGAGCAGATTCTCCCGGGTATGTGCTCGCAGGAGGAAATGCGGAAGGCGCCTCCGGGTGCGGTGGACAACCACATGGCATGGGAGAAGCGGAACAAAACCCGGATTGCTGAGTGGAAGCACATCATGCTGCGCCTCACCGCGGGTTCCAATGACACGGATGCAGCGAACCTTGAACGGCATCGTCCGAGGCAGTCCACTCTCAGCATGGACAACGCCTTCATACCGGGCAAGCAAATCTTCCTGCCGAACGTGGACGCCGGTCGCGGGGTGACGTTCAGCAACGAGCAACTTGCTCTGCTGGACATGCTTTCCCCTGAGATCCGCTCGCAACTTGCGAGTCTCGACAATGCGACGAGAGCCAAGGTCAAGGAAGCCGTCGAAGGCATTGGGCTCGAACCCGACCCGGTGCAGAGCGCGGCTGGAAAGCTGGGTGCTGAAAAGAGACTGGCTCACGGCAATTCTATGACCGGCGGCAAAGGACATCACGCTGGTAAAAGGAAGCGCAAGCCGTGGACTGATGAACAGAAGGCTGCGCTGGTGAAGCGTTTGGCTGATGCCCGTGCAGCGAAGGCGGCGAAGCAGGCGGCATGAGCCACGATACGGTCTATGCGATCAAGGGCAGTTCGCAATCTGAGCAGGCCGAGCCGAGCACGAAGAACCGTGCGGCTGGAACACTGGATATGCGAATACTCATCGAGCTTCAAGTGATCTCGCTTTTGCTGCACAACGCGTACGAAACGACCGATAGCCTGTCGAAAATGCGCCAGGACATCGCTGATTCAATTACATAGAGGAAAGGATAGATCATGTTTAACGAAGTCCTAGTAGGCAATCAGGACAGTTCCGATGGCGTTGCCATCAAGGCCAGAGGTGGAAGGAATGGCGACCAGATTATGTCTGGTCTCCACGGCGATTATTACGAAGCGTCCTCAAGGGGCCAGGTATTTTTCGCCTCTACCGTCATTGCCGGCGTTGTTGTTCCGGTAGCTGCGGCAACGCTTGCTTCGACGTTCACGCTTTGGAATCCTGCAGCGTCCGGCAAGAATGTGGAGCTCATCAGTATCTTCCTGATGGCCGACAACGCAACTACCGTCGCCGGCGTTCACTCGCTCTTGGTGCAGAGGAATCTCGCTTCTTCAGGCGGCATCCCGACTGGTGTGGGAACGCTGTGTCCATCACTGCCCGCTGGATTGGGTGGATCGTCCTCGGTCACGGTGGCAGCAGCCGCTACCCTGACGAACGCGCAGATTCCGGGTGTTGCGACCGCTCCGTATATCGGAGTGTGGCCGCTTGGCGGGTACGGCGCGGTGACTTCTACCGGCATGGCCGACTTGACGCACAATTTCAACGGCAAGTTGATTCTCGCGCCCGATTCTCTGGTTGCTTTGTGCCAGATGCGGGCCAATACCGTTGCGTCGTTCTGTCAAGTATGCTGGGCTGAGTACCCGGTCTAAGGGGCTCTCATGAGCCTCCCGGTAACTCTGGTCGAGTCAGCCTTGGCTTCGATCAGGGCTCGCAAAGGCGTTGCGCTTTTCTTCCCGGCAACTGCCAGTTACACCATTCCGGCATCTGGGTGGTATCGCCTGTCTGCCCTTGGAGCCGGGGGTAGCGGCGGAGCAATCTTCACCACGACCACGGGGGGCACATCCTCTGGTGGTGGCGGGGGTGCCTATGTTGAGTCTGAGATCTATCTAACCAAGGACACGGTACTCGATATCACGATCGGGGCTGGCGGGGCTTCTGTCGCATCGAGCGTAAGCGGTACGGGTGCCAACGGCAATGTTGGTGGCGTCACGACTATTGCGTGGGCTGGCGGAACGATACTCAGCGCAGGCGGTGGTGGGCGCGGTTTGTTCAATGTCACAAATGCTTCGACCGTAGTTGGTGGGGTCGGTGGTTCTGGTTCTGGCGGAAATCTTGTCAATGCAACCGGCGGGGCTGGCGGGGCTGGCACCCACACCACGAACAATGCCGGTGGTGGCGGTGGTGGAGGTTCTGGAAGCCCCTACGGCACTGGTGGGGCCGGTGGTGCGTGTAGCACTACCGTAGCTGGTGGAGGTGGTGGAGGGTCCATAACCTTTGCCGGGGGTGCCGCGACTGGCACGACCTCGCACGGAGGCGGTGGCGGCACTGGTGGAGCTGGGGCTGCAGCCGCGTCCACGACAACGAACGCAGGAGGAGTCAATCGGCTCCTCATTGCTTCGATGTCGAGCATTGATGGGATATTTCGGACAACCACCTCTACCAGCACGGTCGGGCCGGGATTTGAGTCGCTGACTGATCCGTTCCGTGCCCTCAGTGGCGGTGGGAGTCTCGCATCAGCGACAACCAGCATCCCATCTGGACCTGGTTCTGGGACTGGCGGTGCGATTAACAGCGGGATACCCGGCCCATTGGGCGGTAGCGGGGGTGGTGGTAGGGCTGGTGCCACAGTGAGCAGCGCAACTCCTATCTTTGGCGGTGGCTCAGGCGGTACTGGATCAAGCCTTACCGGGCCATCAACTTCTGGTGCGGGTGGAGCGGGGCTCGCCGCAGTCGAGAGGATTGGATAAGCGGGCCGTTTCGTGCGGCCCGGCATGAGGAGCCGCAAAGTTGAGTACCAGCCAGCAGTTCACGACGTTCCTTGATTTGATAACGGGTCTCACGACCGCCGTACGGATTCCGTCTGGCGTCACGGCTTCTGACACGATTTCTAAAAGACTAATCAATACCGCTCTCCACGACATGCACTTGGGGACGGACTACAAATTCCCGTGGGCGGAGCGTAATGCCCGGTTGATCGTCCGGGCTTCCTACACCACCGGAACGGTGACTGCGACCAAGGGCTCCACGACCCTGAGCGGCACCTCGACGCTCTGGACGACTACGGATGCTTTCTCAATCGCAAATGCCCGGGCGAACGGCAAGGTGCTGATTGGTGGCAGCCGGATTCCGTATGTAGTGGACTCGGTTGGCGGAGCCGGGACCATCACCCTGAGCTCCAAGTTCACCGAGGATACCGTGACGGATGGAACCTACATCTATTTCGAGGACGAGTACGCCCTTGCCAGTGACTTCCTGCGGCCGGTTGACGTGCAGACCTTCTCCGAGGAATGCTCGATTGATTTGATCGGCAGAACCGAGTTTCGCAGGCGTTACCCGAACAACATCACGATCGGGCGCCCGCGAGTGGCCTGCATCGTGGACGCCGCGCCTTCCGGGAGTACTGCCCCTATACGCCGGGTGAAGTTCTACCAGCCCTCCTCGATTGCGATGACGATCCCCTACACCTACATCACCGGGAATCTTGCAGTAAGTTCAGCGGGAGTGGCTGCAGCGAACCTCTCCGCTGACACGGATGAACCCATCGTGCCCCTCAGATACCGGCACGCCATCTTCTATCACGCGCTGGCAGCTTGGTATCGGGATAGGAAGGACGACACCCGGAGCCAGGAAGCGAAGTCTGAGTACACGGACATCATGCTGCGGGTCATGGCTGATTCCGACGTTGGGGCGAACCGTCCACAGTTTCGTCCGAGAATTGCTCACTACGCTGACAGAGCCCGGAGGCCGTGGCGATGAACCGCAACAAAGTCAGTCACCGGGACCACGACCGCAACCGCCGTATTCCGATCTACCGGGATGTGGTGCGTGGGAGTGGTGGTATTGCCGGTGGCAAGTTCCTGTTCGTGAACGACGCTGCAGGCATCACCGATATTGTTGACAGCGGCACGGCGCAGTCTGCCTCAGCAGGGGCCATCGTCCTCGCTTCCACCGCCTCAAGCACGGACGATGCCTATGTAGGGATGAGTTGCCAGATCACTGGGGGAACCGGGTCCGGGCAGGATCACCAGAGAGGGACGGCTTACAACGGGACGACGAAGGAATTGACCGTCTCAGGCGCTTGGACGACCACTCCCGATAGCACGAGCACGTACAGGATCGTGAACCGTGGCTACTAACTTCGCTGAAGTCAAAAGCATTGCGTGGAAGGTCTTTGACGAGAGATTCGGAATCATCAGCGTCATTGACAAGGGCGCTGTCGGGGATGGGGTGACGGATGACACGGCGGCAATTCAAACCGCGATTGATACAGGCGAAACGAGCATTATCTTCCCTTCTGGAACCTACCAATGCTCCGGACTGACGCAAAGCACAAACTTCCAACAATTCATAGGGCTTGGAAATGCCCGTCTTAGAAAGAACGCAAACGGAGTAATCCTGACCTCCACGGGAGGTTTTGTAGAGTGTCACAACCTAGGGTTTACCGGGGATGCCGCAACTCCAGTTTTCACTGGAGATAATGTCACTTTCAGCGGCAATAACTGCGGAATGATAAATTGCTTCTCGCAGCAAGCCTATGCGAGAGCGGTTAAAGCCACTGGAGGGCATTTCCAGATCAGGGGGACTGGAAAAGGCGGGGTCTATCAAACTGCCGACGCCACCGCCGCTGGTTACGACATCGAACTTGGAGTTTCCGGGACGGCAACTCTTTATCATAATCTAATCGGCGTTTATTCAAGCCAGAATACTGGCGGGATTCTATCGATAGATACGGGAGGCATTTCAATTGTCGGTTGTCAATTCGGAAAATTGACCGTTGATTCCGGGACGGGACCGGCGGGTAGCGGGTCGTCCGCTATCGTAGGAAACCGGATTTTGAACGTGGTGACGGTGGAGCTTCCGAGCACCGTTTTTACGTCAAATATATTCGGATCGCTTGCCAATATAACTCTTGCGGCTGGGACTTCACTATGCTCAATAGACAGTTCAAACCAGTTCGCATCAGGCTTGACGATCACGAATAACGGAAACGCAAACAATTTCATAGAGAAAAACGTTTCGGGCGGCTCCTATCCACAAATAAGAATCGGAGATGATGCTTCCAATGCGAATTTCACTGCGGAACCCGTATCCGGTGTTATGGGACTATCCAAGCTCGGCGTGGGCAATTCCGCAGCAGCAACAACTCCGGGAACTGTTACCAAAAAGATACAGGTGTTTGACCAAACCGGTGTGTCTCTTGGATATATCCCGGTATATGACGCAATTACATGACCCTCACTGACTACATCGGGCAGGACTGATGTTCAACGAGACACAGGTAATCAAGCACTACTTTGGCGGTGGCTGGGCGACCGACTTCGGGCCGACTGTGGACGTGGCTCCCGATCAATCTGGAAAGGTGGTGATCCCCTATCTGGTGGATGCTCAGGATTGCCTGTTCGAGTTGGATGGCGGGCCGCATGAGATTGGCGGAACGACCAAGGTGAATTCATCCGCCGTGGCCTCCGGTGCCGTGGTGACTGGCGTGTACGACTACTGGCGGCAAGGAACTGGCGGTTCACCGGCAAGGCGCCGGGTTCTGCACGCTGGCACGGTAGCTCTTGCGGACAATGATGATGGAACATTTGCTACTACCATCGGATCCGGGCTTGAATCCGGGAAGGTGCCCTCGTACTCGACCTTCGATGATCTGCTCATCTTCTCATCCGACTCGACCGTTGACGTACCGCTCTCTTGGGACCAGACGACAGCGCAGAACCTGGCTGGTACTCCTCCAAGATTCTCGTTCTCTTGCACCCACAAGAACAGGCTGTGGGCGGCCGGCGTGTACACGGCACCCTCAAGGCTCTACTACTCCTCGAATACCGACCCGGAGGACTGGACGACCACGGGGGGTTCGATTGACATCGACCCGAATGATGGCGACGTGATTACCGGGATCGTCTCCCACAAGGACGAATTGTTCGTGTTCAAGGGACCGAACAAAGGGAGTATCCACCGGATAACCGGGAGTTCTCCTACTGGTTCTGACGGCTTCGCCAGAAAGCCATTCGTCTCCGGTATCGGTGCTTGCTGGAACAACGCCATCTTCCGGTTTGCGGATGACATCGGATTCGTTTCCCAGTACGGAACGGTTCACTCGCTTGCGGCTACCGCAGCCTACGGAGACTTCTTCGGTGCTTCACTTTCCAAGCCGATCAACGGCTGGATCAGGACTCATCTCAACTACAACCGCTTGCGCTACATCTCAGCGACAACCGACCCGATGATCGGCGTGGTTTACATCACGCTCTCCATTGACGCGAATTCCACGAACAACGTGGTGCTGGCGATGGACTATCGCTCGGCTCCCGAAGTCATCCGCTGGTCGAGGATTCCCGCTTATGCGATGGGAAGCCTCGGTCAGTTCGTGGATACCGGCGGTATCAAGCGTGTACTTGCAGGAGGAAACGACGGCTACGTGAGAAAAATCAACATCGCCAACCGCTCCATTGATGGCGCGACTGCGTTCTCGTTCCTCATTACGACCCCGTTCATGAATTACGGGAACCAGATGTTGATGAAAACTATCAGCGCCGCGGCAGTTGGCATCGCTCCGAAGGGGGCATACAGCCCGACCTTCGGCTGGAAACGGGAAGGTGCTGCCCGGCAATCGACGACCTTCACTCAGGGTGGAGGTGCCATTCTGGATGCCTTCGAGCTCGATACTGATGTGCTGGGCGGTGCTGCGTTTCTTGATCGCTACATGGAGCTTGACCAAGGCGGAGAATTTAGATCGGTCCAATACGACATTCGGCAAGCCGCGGTCGATCAGGATATTGAGATTCACTCCATCACCACGGTCATAACGCCCGGCGCGATTTCAACGGAGAATCTGTAATGGCCCATCTATCAACCTATATGGAGGCAAGGAAAGTCGGCGCACAGCAATACTCTAGCGGAAAGCCATGTAAGAACGGTCATGTAAGTCCGCGCTACACAGCAAATCAGCACTGTATTGAGTGCCACAGGGAAAGAAATGGTAAGTGGATGAATGACAGGCGAGCTGCGAACAGAGATCATTTTCTTGGAATAGAGCGCGCATATAAGGCTCGTATCAAGGAAAAACTTGGTGAGCACATCATTCACAAGAGAAGCAAATCGTACAACTTGTTTCACAAGTACGGAATTCATCTTGACGACTACGAGCGAATGTTGAGTGAACAGAATGGAGTATGCGCCATTTGTTCGAGTCCTCCGGTTTCGTCTAAAAGGAATAAGGGATACCTAGACGTTGACCACGATCATGTTTCTGGCGTTATTCGTGGATTGATTTGTCACCCATGCAATCAAGGAATGATAGCCGTAGATCGAATTCCTGATTGGTTAGAGAAAGCCGCAAACTATGCGGCAAAGTATAGGAGGGCCTAGTCATCGCACTCGCTCGGGTAAAGGTATGGATCGCTGAAACGTTGACGGCGGATGATCTCAACAATGAGTTCAACAACATTCTGAACAATCCCGTCAGTCTAATTTCTCCTGTAACTGGCGCTTTCGATTTTGATGGCGTGACCATCACGCTTGATGCTGCGGCTGCAACTACGGTTGCCTCGACTGCGGCTATCTCCTGGAACTTCACCAGTGGGGCCAAGACCGGGACGCCTGGTACGGGCGGCTCGGTTGAGCGGTTCTCCGCGCAGACATTCACGGACTCGAATACGGCTGGTTCCGGGACTGCGGCTGCGGCTGTGTTCTACAGCATTGCCGCGCCTACGTTGGCAGCAACGAACGCGAGTGTTGTTACGACGGATGCTGCTACTTGGTACATCGCCGGGGCTCCTACTGCCGGAACGAACGAGACGATCACTAACGCATGGACGATTTGGGTAGACGCAGGGAATGTACGGTTTGACGGAGACCTTCGGGTTGACGGTGGAGACTTCACGACGACAGCGACAACGTTCAACCTCCTGAATGCTACTGCGACAACGGTAAACGCATTCGGTGCAGCGACTACGACTGCGATTGGGGCGGCAACCGGAACAATCACTTTAGCTGGCTCAATCTGTCCGCAGAATAGCCAGAGCGCGGCCTACGAACTCATTGCTTCAGATGCGAACAAGCACGTCCTGCATCCGACTGCTGACAACAATCCTCGCACCTTCACGATACCGGCGAACGCGAGTGTGGCTTTCCCGATTGGAGCGATGATTACGTTTGTCAACCAGATCAACACAGTGACGATTGCCATCACGTCAGACACCATGACACTGGCTGGATCTGGCTCGACGGGAAGCAGGACGTTGGCTGCAAATGGAATCGCCACGGCGCTCAAGATCGCGTCAACGTCGTGGGTCATAAGCGGAACGGGGCTTTCCTGATGCCACAACAGATGATGTTCAGCGCGAGCACGTTTCCAACGCTTAAGAACGTGCTGGTCAACCTAGGACTGACGACCAATCTAAAACTGTGCCTTGATTCTGGTGACATCAGTGGTTACGTGAGCGGTCAGAGCTGGCTGGATACTTCCGGGGGTGGCTACGACTTCTTCCGAGGAGCAGATATCAACGCATCTACCGATGATCCGACATTCAATGGAGTTTCTGGTTCGGTTACGAAAAACGAATACTTCTCGTACGATGGCGGAGATTTCTTTCAGTACGACACAACTAACGAATCATGGATGGACAACCTGCACAAGAACAATGCGATTTTCAGCATTGTGGCGTTCTATTATCAAGACGCTGATTTGGATCAATCCGCTTTTTTTACGACCGCTCAGGACAACACTGAGATTGGAATCAATTTTTCTCACCAAGCCAGCGGAGGCGGAACCTTCAACCTAAATGTTCCCAATGGTGTTCCTGGATTCGCTTTGTCGGTAACCGGCGCTACTGATCCTGCAGATACGGCGTGGCACATGGCTTCCTGCAGTTTGAACGAAGCGACTGGTGCTGCGGGAGGATTCTTGTATCTTGATGGAGCCTACAACCAAGTGGCTGCATCGGACACTTTCACGTCTACCTATACGACTCCTTCTGCGGCGGCTGCAACACGCACCGCAAGGATCGGATGGTTGGTGTCCCCGGACTCTGCTGGGCAAAGGATTGCGTGCATCGGTGTTTGGGAAGGAACTGCTTTGACGAAAGCGAATATGGATTCTATCTGGGCTGCGATGAGATCGCGATTTGGCCTATGATTGAGCAAGTACTTAATACTCCTGTATCCAAGCGCACCCGCGCAGTCATCATGCGCGAGAAGGTAAAGATACGCCTTGCGCTTGATGAAACCGGTCCGTTGATTGCCGAAGTCTAGAAGGAAAACGGTATCGAGCTACCGGGAATGGACTGGTCGAAGGTGTTTCCGCATTGGCTTCTGGCGACATGCGATGACGACGTGATAGGGGTTTTGCAGGTCATGCCCTCGAAGCCGATTGCCTACTGCGAGATGCTGTGCGTGAGGCCGAAGGTTTCCTTCAAGCTCCGGGCTATTGCCATCAGGAAGTTGATTCAGCAGGGCATCGCAACGGCGTACCATGGTGGGGCGTCGTACGTAGCCTGTAACGTGGACTTCGGAAACGACAAGTTCGAGAACGTGGTGGAGAAACTGAACGTGGTTCGCATGTGCGAGCGGACATTGTTCATGAAACGGCTAAAGGTCTGATATGGGAAGCGGAACAACTAAAGCATTGTTCGGTAGTGGTGAGTCCAGGAAAACCACTATCAACACGGCGGCTCCTCCGAGCGCTGAGGAACTGGAGCTTATCAAAATAAATACCGAATTGGCGAAGAAGCAGCTTGCCAATGTCGATGCGATGGCGCCGTTCCAGAAGGAACTGCTTGACCTCTCAATAGCTGACCTTCGCAGGCAGGGTGTGGAAACCGCGGCTCTGGATGCCGCGATAACCCCGGAGCAAAGGGCCACAGCCGCCAAGAGTGATTTTGAGCGGAGCCAGAGACTCGGGCCGATGCAGGACGAGTTGATGCAGATGCAGTTGGAAGAACTGCGGCGTGGTGGTGCTGCTACCCCTGAGCAACTGGCGAGGATCAAGGAAGCGACCGACCTGGGGATCGAGGCTGGATCTGCTGACATCGACATCTCGACCCAACGCGGTATCGGACTCATATCCGATGAGCTTGCCAATTCCAGGGGCCTGAGACTGACAGACTCTCCCATCATGAACGAGGCTGGATACCTCGCCCAATCTGGTCAGGACCAGAAGGCATCGCTCATCAAGAACCTGCGTGCTTCCCAAGCACAGGCTGCGTTGAACTATCCCCTAGCGGTGCAGAGCCTTCAATCCGGAATTAACCTCAACCAGCAGGGAGTTGCCCAGAACGCGGCGCAGTTCCAGGCCGACCTGAGAGCCCGGGCTCAGATGAACCGTCTTGCTCTTACCGGGCAGGCTTCTGGTTCCGGTATCGGATTGGCCGGTCTTGGTGCTGGCGTGGGGGCTAGTTCACTGCATAGCCTGACTGGTGCTCGTAGCAACACTCAGTACCAAACCGGGTTCGACCCGAGCGCACGCATGAACGCGGCAGGCAACATGATGCAAGGAATAGGAAGCATCATGGGGGGAATGTCTGATCGCAGGTTGAAGCGTGACTACGGTGTTGTCGCCAAGACCGACAGCGGTATTGACCTTCACGTATATCGCTACAAGTGGGAGGATGACAGTGACCCACTACGTCTGGGTGTGATGGCACAGGACGTTGAGAAGGTGAAGCCTGAAGCTGTGTTCACTCACCGTAGCGGATACAAGGGCGTGGATTACGCGAGATTATAATGGCTAACTACGACGACGATTATCTGTACTCAGACTCCGGTGGAGCCCCGCTGGCCTCTCCATTGCTTGACCAAGGCGGCATCGGGATTCAAGGTCCAGCCCCGGTAGAGGACCGCTTTGTGCCACCTGATCCGTCAGGGCGCCAAGCATCCGCTCCACTGAGCGATCGCGACCAATTCCTGCAGAGCCGTTCCACGATGGGCAGGCTCATGCTGCCCTTCAATGAGTTCGCTGCTGCAAAGCGTGGTCAGTTGAGCGAATTCGAGAAGATGCAGAAGGAGAAGGTCGATAAGCGCACACGCGATCTCAAGGAATTGGAAACCTTTTCCGACATCACCAACAAGACATTCGAGAATGCAGACAAACTTTCCGGGACCGACAGGGAAAAGTATGTCGCGCTTCAAGCAAAGGTCTTGGAGGGCTTCCAGCCCGGTTCCGGCGAACTCCTGAAATCCTTGGCGGATGACCCGGAGTACGGGAAGTTGGTGATGAAGTACGCAGAAAAAAGCTCAATCATCCGAGATGCACTTCAGCTTGGCGGCATTAAGAAGGCCAAAGAGGTGTTGTTATCGGAAAAAACGGGGCCATTAGCGCGGGCTCAGATCGAGGGAGAGGCGTTACCTGATATTCGCACGCGCCTGCAAACGCTCGGCATGGCCGCGCAGGAATTGATGACACCTGAGCGTTACAAGAAGATGCAGGAGGATGGCTTTATCAGCCCGGACGAGGTAGCGGACCTGAATACAGCGGCCCTTGCACATCCGA